TTCTCAAACAGGTACTTGGCAACCTTCAGATTGCAGGATGAGGTGCGCAACGGACGCAGGTCGCCCCACTTGGTTCCGCACACCTGCGAAGTGACTGTCACCCACGACGAGTTGATTTGCAGAAGCCCTGAGTCGTAGGACGACACCGCTTTGCATTTCTTGTAGATGTCGGCGGGGGCGAGTTTGCAGTCGCTGGGGCTTTTGCCCTTCTTGTAGTTCCAGCCGATCACTTGGGGCTGGCAACGGGACTCGCGCCACATCAAGTACGACCAGACATTGACAGGGGTCAATCCTGCCTTCTTGAGAACGCGGTGGTACTTGGGGCATCGGTATTCCTTGCCCAGAGGGATTTCGACCTTTGTGCCTCGCACGTTGACGGTTTTCCATTTCCGTGCTGTTGGCGTGACGGACGCGGAAACCACGGTGGCTGATGGCGTCAATGTTGATGCGGAAGGGAAGTTGGCTCCTCGAGCGCCATCGCACCAAATTGGCACCCAGAGGACGAAGGTCAGCACCGCTAACCCAATTACAAAACGTTTAGTTACGGGGTTCATTGAGAATCTGTTCTCCTTGTGGTAGTTGGAGACGGTCTTTGGAAACCGTCAGAACCGCGCCAGACGCCATAACGATTTTGGCTTTGGGGCGGGTCACGTCCCACGCGAGTAGCGAGACGGTTTTCTTGTTGTCGAGTGTCACCTCCCCTCTTCTGGAGGCGTGCCGAATCATTTCCATTTCAACCTCGGTCACAGCCGTGAGGTCAAGGACATCGGAGTCGATGCGGTGGGCGGGGGGTTTGCCACCGTAAAGAGCAACCCTAGTCTGTCCGTCCTCGGTCTGAAAGTGGTACCGATAGCGAAACACACCCTGATGTCCTTTAACGACAAAGGGTGCGTTGCGCGGGAACGATGTCCACGTGTTGAGGTGGGTTATGCGGTCGCTGTCTGTCATGGGTGCCTCGGCGATGCCGTCCGACCCTAGCAGGGCAGGTTCAAACATCGCCGAGGACTCCACGTCTGGGGCAGTTGGGGGTATCAGACGACGGGGGGAGTGTCGTCCTGCACCAGAAGATTGTTCCGCGTGGCGTGGCGCAGTCCAGCGCGTCGAGCGCACGATCCGTTCGCGTAGTTCAACTCCGACGCGACTGCGACCCACGAGCCGAGGAGCAGGTAGGTCTCCCATGCCTGCGCGTCGCGGGCGCGCTGTTGGTCGCGCTTGGTTGGGGTCACCGAGGTTTCGTCGATGACGGTGGATGGGTTGCTCATGTGGGTTTCCTCCTTGAGGGGGGTTTTGGGTTGGGAAAGTATGACGACGTTGTCGCCAAAGGTCAACGTTGCTCGGCTCATCGGACGTTCGCCAAAGCCTCACGGTAGATGTCCGAGTCCGCGCCGAAATCGTGCAGGGCAACCATGACCCCGATCGCGCTCAACACCTGTTCGCAGGTGTAGGAATGGGGGAAGGACTCGTAGTAGGACGCCTTGTTGAGGGCGGTTCGTTCCTCGCTAGGTGGAAGGTCGCGCAGGCGCTTCCAAAGCGTCCATCGGTGGGTGGGTTGGATGATGCTCATTGGGTTCCTTTCGGGTCAGACGGGGTTTCCGTGGCGGTCGGTGAGGGGCTTGTAGCCTCGCGTCTGTTCATGCTCGATGACGTAGATCGCCCACTCGTCATCGGCTTGCGCCTCGCGGAACTTCCGCTCTCGTGCGTCCATTCGGGCGCGGATGGTGGCGACGCGTTCCTTGCCCTTGAGGTACTTGGCGTACTCGCGCTTCTTGGCTGGCTGGCAGGTGGTGGTGTCCTGCTCGTCTTTGCGAATGGGGTATCCGCAGTCTCGGCAGTAAATCCAGTCGTCGCCGAGGCGCTCGACCGATGTGTCTGGGTTGTGTTTCGGCATTGCCATGCTCATTTGCTTTCCTCGCTGTTGATGTAGGTCTTGGCTTCGGTCAGGGACACGAAGGTGCGCACGTTTTCGTCGTGCCAGATGTTCTTGGTGAGGGTTCCGTCGCGCCACACGAACCAAAGCGTCATGCGCATCCGCGTGGAACGCATCACCCGCCATTCACCGATTGCGTAGGAACCCGCGCAAAGTCGGGTGACCTTCGTGTTCATGCGCGGGGGCGCAGGTGTGCCGATGGCGGGTGTTGGGGTCGGGCTTGATTCCATGCCCCCATCATGCCGAGGAACTAAACGGGAGTCAAGTTCTCGGGTGGGGTTATTCGGCGACGTTCTGGGCTTTGCACCTTGTGCAGGTAATCGACCACGGACGGGTCACCATTTCTGCCAAGAGGCGCTTACAGCGCCAACAGCGCGGTTTGGCGTCCTGTGACGCCCCGCGCCCGTAAGGGTCGGCAGGCGGGCTTACAGGGGGGTCTGTGAGGCTCACAGGAACTCTCCGCATCGGTGGCACATCACCAATTCCTGCGAAAACGACGCTACTTGGCGCCGATCCGAGGCGGGATGGAGACATTTGCCGTCCGAGTCCTCATTTGGGGTGATTTTCCCCTCGACCGTTCGCCTGAGTTCGGCGACCGCGCGTCCGATGGCGTCCAGCCCGTTCAGGACTTCCTGCCAATCAACGACAGGAGTGACGGGCGTCACTTCCTCTTGGCTAGCGAGGATTGCGTCCCGCAACTCGCTCACGGCAGAACCCACGCTTGAAGGTCAAGACCGAACATCGCTCGTTCGTGTTCGTCGATGCCCATTGGGTATGGGTCTGAAGTTGCGATGACACACATGAAGGACACGCCACCAAGAGTCACGTCGCGGATTGAACCGAGACTGTTGCGCACCGCCAGAATCGCCGTGCGAGCGGCGGGGTAGTCGTTGCGCAATGCGCGAACCACAACCTTGATGGACGGACGCTCAATGGCAACCGTCCCCGAACCGAACACATGGTCTGCGCCGTTGCCCCTGTCCTCGTACACCGCGATCGCAACATCAGGTGTGTCACGGAGGTAGCCAAGAAAGATGTTCGTTGCCAAGACGCCCAATCCGTCGTCCTGCAACTTCGTGCCGAGTGCGTCGAGCAAAGCCATTAGACAAGTCCTCTGATGATTGCCTCAACGCGAATGTTGAGTCGGTAGTTCAACCCGATGAGAGCCATGCGCGCTGGATCCTCGAGGTACTTTGCCTGCCGTCCGTTCGGCGGAAGTCCCGACGCCTTTGACGGATGAGAGAAGTTCAGATTTTCGTGTTGGACGAGTGCGTACGCTTTCGCCACTCCGCCGTAGGTGATGTCAACGAAAACGGTGTCGCCTGCCATCTGCGGGTGGTGAACGATCTGCGACCGAGCGAGGTTGCCCGTGTCGTAGGGGACGAGCATATCGGCTTTGTTCGCCACGTCGGTTGCCTCTTCGTAAAGGGCGCGTCCGAGCGTCGGAAGCGTTTCGTTCTGCAGTTTCTTAAGGGCGCCGAGCAACGTGTCCAACCCTGTCATCGAGACGTTAGCCACCAGACACCTTCCCAAAGGTCACCATCGTTGCGAAAGCACCGTGGGTGTCCGTTGATGTCTCGATGCGAAGAACGACGCGAACGGTTCCGTCAGGCAAGACAAGTTTGTCTTGAATGCCGATGGTGGAGGTGCCAAAGAAGTAAATCTTGCCGTCCTCGGCGATGACCTTTCCTTCGGCGTTCTGGGAAATGCCAAGCGAACGCTCCACCCTGCACCGCTGACTGTTCGCAGTCGCGTTGAACGTGTGCTTGCCGTAGGCGTCGGTGGCGGACATTTTGTACCACGTCACCGTGTCTGGCATCAGTTCTAGGAATGCCTTCTCAATCGTCAACGGAACTTCTCCATGTCGACGTAGAACTTGAAGTCGCCCATCGCGTCAGCGGACACCGTCGGGGTTGGCGGTTCTTGCTGTGCCTTCTGAGACTCCAGCACCCCAGCCAACTTGAGGTAGCGGTCTGCTGTTGCGCCGTACTGCGTTGAGATGGACAATCCGCCGACGGAACGGGAGTAGTCGGCTTTGGATGCGAACTTGGTAGCGAGCGCACGACAGGCGTATATCGCGGCGAGATGCGCGTTGTCGGCTGTCTGGGAAAGAAGCGCGCTGATTTCGTTGTCGTTCATCTGCGGGGAGTCGGCATCTGTATCGCCGATGAGGAACCTGACCATGTCGATTCCGCGTGCGGCTGGGTTGCCCGTGTACGACCAAGCCGAACCGACCTCGGAGTAGATTTCAATGGAAATCATGCCGTTGTTCGGAGCGGTCAGGGTCTTGGCGGTGAAGGTTGCGGTGAACGCGCCCAAATACTGCCCAGCGTCCAGCGTTGCGTCGGTCGCCGACCACGGGTACTCCACATCGCCCGTTGATGCAGACACGACCGTGCAGAGACCGTTGGTGATGACCTGCGCGCCCGTGGAGGCGTTCCACATATCAAAAGTGACGGTGGCACCCGTCAGGTCGATTGCCTCGTCGTCAAGTGTGAATTGGCGGGCGAGAACGGGAAGTCGGTCGCCTCGTTTGATTGTTACGTTCGCCATTTAAGGTCTCCAAATGTCAAGAAGCGTCCACGGTTAGTGTAGAACCAGACGCCAAAACCTCGTTAGAAACCCCCCTAACGCTGACAGTTCGTGCGCCACCGTCTAGGGAAGTTGTCGCGGTCTTGCTGGCAATATTCAAACGTCGAGCGCCATCTGCCGTGGAGGATCCAACTCCCGAACCTGTCGCGTTGCGCAGAATGCTGACGAGGCGTTGAGCGCCTTCAACTCCAAGACCTGACCCTGTCGCAGAACGCAGGATGCTGACGAGTTTGGTGACGGTTTGGTTGCTGACACCCGAACCTGATGCCTCGCGGGGACGCACCGTGACTGTCTCGACCGATGCGGTGCCGTTTCCGAAGGCGGTGACGGTTCGCAGAACAATACGTTCCCATGTGGCGGACGCCTCGGTTGACGCCTGTCCTGAACCTTGTGCGGTTCGGTACACGCCGTGCGCTATTGAGTTCTGGGATGACGACGTTCCAGAACCCGACGCGGTGCGGAACGCGGTGATAGTTCTGTTTGCTGTCTGCGACGACGTTCCTGCGCCTGAAGCGGTGCGCGGAGCGGTGTGCGTCCCTGTTGCTGTTGATTCGCCTGCCCCAGAACCAGAAGCAGAACGGATGTTCGTGTGAAGAATCGACGCCGACGAGGAGCCGATTCCCGTGCCTGTTGCTGTGGCGGAAACCGTGTGCAGGTAGGTGACACTCGACGCGGAGGTTCCACTTCCCGATGCGGTTCGGACTGGAATGTGAGCAAACGTCACCGACCCAGACGTTGAGCCTTGACCCGAACCTTGTGCATTTCTGTAGACCGCGTGCGCGATCGAGTTGGAGGACGAACCTGTGCCGTTTCCTGACGCCCCGCGAATGTGGGTGTGGAGGTCGTCGGCGGTTGCCGAACCCGTGCCGAGTCCGTAGGCGGTTTGTGTTCGGGTGGTGAACCCCGAGGTCGTAGATGAACCAGTTCCGTTTCCTGTGGCGCTACGGACGGGGCTGACCGCAGTTGTGATTGTGCTGTCGCCAGTTCCATTCCCCGACCCTGTGCGCGCGCGCGTGACGCTTGTGGTGGCGCTGTCCGACCCTGCTCCGCTACCGCTTGCTGTGCGCGGGACGACGCGAAGCCACGAGGAAGAGTCGGTGCCTGTTCCTGCCCCAGAGGCGTTGCGGATGTTGACGTGAACGAACGCAACAGACGCTGTCCCTGTTCCGTCTCCTGAGGCGGTTCGTGGTGCGATATGCAATCCGACTGCCCCACCATCGGTGGATCCTTGTCCAGAACCCTGCGCGTTTCGGTACACCGAGTGGGCGATGGAGTTGGATGACCCACCCGTTCCGCTTCCCGACGCGGTTTTGATGACCGTGTGCAATTGGCTGTTCGTTGCCGAGCCTGTTCCGTTTCCAGAACCGCTTCTCGAGACGGTCTTGAAACCAGACGCCGTTGACGAACCCGCTCCCGAACCCGAGGCGGTGACGCTGAAAACAACGTACGTCTGGTTGTAGGTGGTGTTCCCGTCCGAATACCGAACGGTGATGGCGCTATAGGTCAGAGGCATTTTCCACTCGATCCAAGAGGGAACGCTTGTTCCTGAATAGGCGCAGTTGGTTCCTGACGTACGCTTCGGTCAACGGACGGTTCTTTTCCGAAACAGCGACGACGGCGTCCGCGTTTGTAATCGGGATGGACAGGTCGAGTCCGTAATAGTTGCGGAACTTCTGAATGCCGATGTGCAGTTGGCGTTGTTCCTCTTGCCAAATCTGCTGTGTGTCAGCCAAGCCGGGGTAGACGAGTGTCAACGCGCTCAACGTGCTGAACGAGGTGCGTTTCATAATGAAATGGCGCAGTTCGTCGGACGCTGGTGCAGGATTCGTGGGGCGTTGCCGTGCGGTCGTTGACCCACGCAGGTAGGAGGCGACGTGCATATCGGGTTGATTGGCGACCATTGAAGGTTCAAAGCCGAGAACGCCAAGAAACTCTCGAGCCGCCACAGCGATGTCCTCGACGTTGTTGAATGGGGCGTCCGCAACGGTTGCCCATTCGTGGATGAGTTTCATTGCTTCGCCAATGGTGAAACCGAGAATCGGTCGGACGGCGTTGTGAACCCATTTCTCGCGTGCTTCGGCGGAATTGCGAACGTGAATGTATTGCAGATGGGCGACGCCGTTGACGGATAGGACTGGTTCCCAAAACAGCAAATCGTCGTGCTTGGTGACGACTTCCTCGTCCGTTTCGTTCCATTGGTTGACGCCGTACAGGGTGTTGTCGCATCGCCAGTCCTGTTCGGGTTTGATGACCACGGAGGAGCGGGAGAAGGCGAAGCCTCCCTGATTGCTGGTGTCCTCGGACGGAACAATGTCGATGAACTCGAGCAGGCGTTCGTACAACTCGAGGTTGACGATTTCTTCTTGGGTTCCGTCTTTGGCGACGAGATGCAGGTTGAACGACGCCGAGAACGGGTTTCGTAAAGCAACAAGCAGTTGTCCGTTGCCCATGCGGTAGACGTCTGCGTTGGTGAACGGGTCGTCTCCTGCTGGGGTGCGACGGAACAACTCAACAGCGTCCGCGTCGATGTGGTCAAGGACGTAGAAGGCGCGATGATCGGCAAGCACCGAAAGAGAGAAGGGAACAGCCGAAATCATCATGGCGCATAGTACTTAAACGTCACGCCGCCAGCCAGACCGCTTCCAAACCATCCTTGACCGCCCGTTCCGCACACCGAACCTGCCCAGCCGGGGAGCGACCCGTTTGCTCCTGTTCCTTGTGTGCCTCCACCTCCTCCGCCGTTGCCACCTTTTAGACCGTACGCTCCGCCACCTGCTCCACCCGCTCCACCAACGTGTGTCGCGCTCGATTGTGTCGCGGCGCTTGCACCACCCGCGTCTGTTCCACCGCCTCCACCGCAGGCGTAGTAACCGCAGTTCCAAGCGTAGATGGGCTGGTTCGGGTCGTTGCCGTAAATCGGCTGGCTGTAGTCGTTGCAGTAGCCCTGACAGTTTCCGATTTTGTCCGTGCCTCCACAGCAATACTGCTGGTAGCCCGTGACGACCTGAACGTAGTTCCCCGTGAAGTAGTAGTACCCATAGGTGTTCGCCCCGCCACCGTAGGACGGGTTGTCTCCAGAACCGACCGTTCCAGCGTTGCCGAAAGGCGCACCGCAGTTGCCGGGGTGTGTTCCCGCTCCACCACCGCCAGCGGTGTATGTCGTGTTGCCGATTGTGAGCGTTGTGGATCCACCAGCGGTTGCTGTTCCAGTCCCTGTTCCGCCGTTGCCA